TATTACATCATAATCTTTAGCGTTTGTCAAACTTACTTTTTTAGCACATTGAGCTGCCCAATTATCTATACTAGTTGTAGTAAATTCTTTAATCCAATGCTTAGATAGGGGGTATTCTGGTAAAGAAAATTCTAAATTTAATTTTATATAATAAAAGTTTTTAATTAATGTTATACAATTTATTGTATCGTAAGAATGAGGTAGTCCTATAAAGTCTCGTACCATGAAGCAAACTCCGGAAAAGTAGTTATAAAAGATTCTTTGCGCAACATATCTAATCTTTCAGTTTCTTTTTTAAATATGGGAAGTAAAAAAGAGTCATCAGCACTGACCATAAAAGATAACCAACTTTTAATCTGTTCTATATCATATCTGGTTAATAAGTTTTTGTAGTCATGCGTAAACTTTTTATATAACTTTATTATATCTTGTTTTGTTTCTTTAGGTAAACAAGTAACCTTTTGTTCAGCTGGCTCAATTAATGTTGTACCATAAAAATCAAAATTGTTACGCTTACACCAAAGTATAAGATTGGGCATAGATGTTATACTGTATATATTTATAACAGAACTTATAGTAGTTATATTGTTCTTAAACATAATAGCATGTTTTTCAAATTTAGACCAGGATAATCCCTTTCTGGAATACTCTACGCGACTTCCATATCCGTCTACACTAGGCCATAAAGATACTTTTTTAAAGTGAGCCCATAGGTCAGGTAGATTATATTTTTTAAATTTAGAATGGCTTAGATTTGTATTATAACTTATATGTATATTCTTAGCATAACCAGATTCTATAAGTAATGTAAGCATTTTATAGTGACCTTCTTGTATAAAAGGTTCACCTCCTGCAAAATACACTTCTTCTAGGTTAGGAATAAATTGGGGAACATCTGTCCAAAAATCTTCATTATCAGTATAGTAGTCCATAGTTTTAGACCAGCCAATTTCTAAAGTATCTTTATACCAACTAGTAGAAGCATCAGGACCACACATTCTACATTTAAAATTACACAGATTACCAAATCTAATGTCTAGATAAGTGGGTTTATTATCTAAACTTCCATCTTCATTAGTTTGTGACTGTAAATATGTATCTTTACTAAATCTACTATTTACTTGTAGTCTATTACTACCACTACCTTGTTTTTCTTTTTCATAACAAGCTTTTATACACTCGATAGGTATTTTATTTTTTAAAAAATCTAAACGTATTTTTTTATATTGCTCACTATTCCATATATCACCTAACGGTTGTTTATAGGTTCCTACTATAGTAGCATTTGTTTGAAATTCTGAGTGACAACATAAATAAAAATTACCTTTTAGCCCTCCAAAAATATGCATCCAAGGAAGTATACAACCTTTAATTTTATTGTTTTGGGATTGTGCGTCCTGTTGCAGGAAAACCTCCAAAGTGTATAGAATTGTTTCTAAGAGTGCAAGCTAAAATATTTTTACCACATATATCCCCTTCTGGACCAGATGCAGTTGTATTATCAACACCAATTGGATTAGTGTTAGCAGAAAGGGAAGTTCCAGGTATAGTACCACCGCCAGGACCAGGATATTGGCACTCCTCACCTTTATACTGCCATTGACAAGTATTTTTATAATACTTACGTCTAGGAGTTACTTGTTTAAAATATTGTAACCAAGTTACTAAGTTAAATGATGCTGTTGTTTCTCCTAAAGATTCTAACTGATTTATCTTAAATCTATCTTCCATAAAAGACTCAGTATCAGCATCCGCGTTAACTATAAAAATATTTTCTCCAAGATTAGGAGTAGGTGTTAGATCGTTGCTTATAAATAAAAATCTATTTTCTTCTATAGTATTTATAGTTGCAGTATTAGTGCTACTTGCAGATTTGATAGTATCCCCTACTCTATAAGGCATAGAGTTATATACTTCTACAACACCTCCTGAAACATATTTAACACTGCTATGCTCAGGCCATACATCAAGAAAATTAGCAAAAGTAGTTTTAATATTTACTACTGCTCCTTGTAAGTCTCTAGAGTCATCTTTGAGTGATCTCCATACACCTTTAGTGCCGTCAGTAGCCGGAGAAGTTATAGTTTGTTCATAGTTCCAAGACGCATTTGATTGTCCATAATATCCTACTATAGCTGTGCTATATGAAAAACCATTAGCACGCGCCCTAGTTAATGTATCAAAAGCCTGTTCTCCAACATTCCCTACTTGTGAAGGAGTAAAATTAATAGTTCTAGGATCAATCCCATGACAAGGAGTACCGTTAACATTAGCTACACAAGACCAAGTTATATTGTTACCTACAATAAAAGGATCTTCAACTAAAGCTGATATAATATTATCTACATTAAAAATAGTTAAATTAAGTTCATTAATTTTTCCATCAGTGCCTTGAGCAATATTAGATATATCAACAGGAAAAGGTATGTAAGAATCACCATCATAAGTTACATTATACTGTAAATCAGATACTAGATCACCAGCTACATCAGCAAATTTTAAAGGAAAATTTACAGGCCAAGCTCTACCTTCACCATCCTCAGTAGGATTCCCAAATTGATCAATGGGAAACCATTCACCTGGATAGTATATTTCAAATAGTCTTACTATGGGATTTTGTGTAAAAGCATTTTTTTCGGCTATATAAGGGCTAGGAGCTTGAGAAGCTATAGTTGTAGTAGCAGTAGTAGTTTCACTAGCAAATACATTTGATTGAAAAGGAAGACTAAGAGTGTTTATTGCACCGTTTGCAGAACCACTTATAACAGCAGATTTAGAAGTAATAGTCTCACTAGTATGAAACTCTTGCACAACATTATTTAATTTTACTTTTATTTGTTTTGTAGTAATATTTACATTAGCAATAAATCCTACAGTCGCACTTGTTGAACCCACTATAGAGTTGCCAGGTATAAAATTAGCAGCATCTGCAACAGTTAGTATTACATCATAGTTTCTAGCAGTCATTAGTCATAAGTCTCCTGAAGTTTAAAACTAACTGTAAAAAAGTTTTCTGTAAGAAGTGTGCCTGCAGATAAAACTTGATTTATCTGTAAGTCTCCTTCAAATCTTGTAGTAATTGTACCACTTTCATTCAAGTGTGACAAGTCAAAACTAAAAGATTCAAAATCTCCGCTTCTAGCATTATAAAAATTTTCAATAGCTGTTCTTTCTACTCCTGTTATATTAGTATATGTTAAATCATAAGCTCTCAAAGGTCTTCTAGACTGTAATCTTCTTTTTTCATAACCAGCTTGTGATTTAAAAGTAGCTACTTGAAATTTTTTAGTAGTAGAAAATCCTGTATCCGGTTTTCTATCGGCCATAGAATTAAACCTATCAGGAACTGTCACTGCAGAATCAAATATTCTAATAGATAAAGAATCATGTATATCTAAAGCACCTAAAGGCGCCCCACCAATTACTGTAGCGGTAGTAGTAAGAACATTGTGAGTTGCTTCTCTATATCTCGCTCCATCAGCCATTCTTATATAATCAATTTTACCTTTATAACGTTCTTGACTAGAAACAGATCCTCCAGCTACAGCAGAATTAGCGCCAATAACTAAGGGTGCTGCAGAAAAAGTAGTTACGGAAGGATTATATGATACTGATTTAACTAGTGCATTAGCTACGTAGAGTCGTAAATTAGCAGTAGTTTTATCATAAGATACAGCTACTTGATAACTAGTAGCTCCATTACAATTACCCCCATATATTTCTGTCAAGCTACCTCCATGATTTACTACAAAGCCCACATTAGAGTTTGCTCCTACAGTGCGTAAAAAGTAATAGTTAGAAGCATCCTGAAAACGAGATAATAAAGTTTGATTAGAACTCATACTAGCACCTGCATCAGGAGTCATAATAGTATCATATGTAAAAGATTTTTCTTCACCTACGTTAAAGTCATTACTAGAAGCTGAACTTATATATTTAGAACCGTCTAGCACTACATTACTTTGGTTAAAAGACGCAGAGCCACTATTTATCTCAACAGTTTTAGTTCTAGGGCTAGAATCAGTTAAGTTAGATGCAAAGTTAGTTAGTAAATTAACTGCTGAATTATCTCCTATATCAATACCCTGTGTGCCTAAAGTAACAGAGGGATAAGTAAAACTATCAGGTTGTTGAAAAACACCTGATACATATACCATAAAGTCGCTTGTAGTAGCAATATTAGAGGATCCAGGAAATGAAAAAGCTTCAGTAACTCCATCTATAGTATAAGTATTACCGTTGGTTACTGTAGAAGTACTACTATAGTCTACAGCTGTTACTTGTGGAAAAGTTCTAGTTAAACGAAATCTACTAGGAAGTGTAATAGTCTTAACTATTAGTTCTGATGAATTAGGAGCAGTAGCAAAATTTATTGTAGCACCTGCATTACTCAAACTATAAGATGATGTAGACTGTAATACGCCTGAATCAAAAACAGTTACTTCTCCTTTACTATCAACAACACTAGGTAAATTAAAAGTTACTCTACTTACTCCTGTATTATTAAAAGTTTCTGTAGCTATCACAGAAAAAGCTGTTACAGGTGCTGTAGCATCATTAGGGTAGGTAGCCATATTATATTTCCTTATCCATTTCTCATAGCCTGTCTAATAGGTCCGTTGCTCTGTAAATCTTTCATTACTACATCTATTACTATTTTATCAGCTTCAAATTTAGGTTGTCCTTGTTGTTCAGCTTCTTTTGGTTCACCTTCATTAACAATATTAAATTGCACATTACCCATACTACCACCAGTAGCGTTCATTTGACCTAAGTTGCCTGCTCCTATAGATTTAACTGCTGGTTTACGCATTACAAACTCACCTGGTTCTAACATGGCAGGTACACGGTCACGAAGAGCATTTACTTGTCCCCCTTGTGCCATATGACGTACACCTACTAAACCACCAGTAGCCATAGGTGCGCCAAAGCCTGGAATAAAACTAAGAGCTGTTCTACCCATGCTAAACAGAGTGGCTCCAACACCTTCTCCACCACCACCAGTTATACCTTTCATGAATCCTGATAGGCTTTTCATAATACCACCTTCTCCAACAAATAGCTTTTGAAGAGAGCCGCCTAAACCTCTAAATGTTTCCATGGCTTTGCTTCCAAAGTCACCAAGACTTGATGTTATCTTATCAAATACTCCTTTAGCTTTTTCTTTAAAGCCAGTAAAGAAACCTTCACCTTTTTCTTTTATCTTTTTCGTTACTTGGTTAATAGGATCTTCGCCACTCTTAATAGTAACAGGTACTGATCCATCTGAAGTAAGCTGAACTGAATCAATGCCTTTTTTATTAAGGTCAAATCCAGTAATATCTCCTATAAAACCCTTCACCATATCTTTAGCAGGAGTAACAATAGTCTGATCAACAACAGTTTTACGTATATCTGCATACATTGCTCTTCCTATTTCTGAGATACCATCAGTTAAAGAAGCACCTCTAGTTGCGGCGTTTTCAAAAAGTTTTTGAATAGCGTTAGATAGTCCACCATTAATATCATCAGTTATTCCTACTATTAAATCTTTTAATTTTTTTCTAGCACTTAATTCATAAGCTAATTGTTCCATTTTCTCTTTGTAGAGTTTTTCTGCTGCTGCACTTTCCATACCATAGTTAGCTAGAGTTTTTCTTAGAGTCTTATCAACATTTTTTATTTCTTCATCTAAACCTAGGTGCTTTAATCTTTGCAACTGAAATGCTGCACTTGATTCTACATCGAGATCGTATAAGGCTCTCGTTTGTATATCATCTCTAATTTTTTTAATAGTTTTTTCTTTAGCTATTAAATCTTCTATAGCAGCAATTTGATTATCAAACTTATCTTTTTCAGAGGCAGCAGATGCATTTATTTGACTCTCTTCTTCTCTAAATTGTGCTAAATTTGTGTTATGCATACGAGAATAACTCTTCATCATTTCTCTAACACCTCTTAATAGGTCATCAGAAGGATCTGTAAATGTTGTTTGTTGGGTTAACAAACCTGCCATTTCTTCACTTTTCATTTTACCTTCTGCAACTAACAAACTAGCATTATCAGCTATTACTTGTTTGTCATGTTGGATAGTCATTCTTAATAAGTTGGTTTTATCTCTTTGCACATTAATATCATGTCGTCTTTGAGTATATGCGGCAAGTGCAGCTGCTCGATCATCTTTTGCTTTTTTATCTATATTTTCTTTTTGTTGTTTTAGTATGTCTTTTTGCTGTATTCTTTCAAGCTGTGCTAATTCAAACTCAGCTATGCGTATTTTATCTTGTTGAAGTAATATTCTTTTTCTGTCTTGTATCTCGTCAAGAGTATTTCTAAACTCTTGACCTACTAGTTTTCTTTTTTCTTCAATAGCAGCTTTTTCGTCTTTAGCTACTCCTCTAGCTAAAGCAGCTTGTGCCCCTATAGATTTTTTAGCTTCTTGCATTTTTGTTTTTTCTAAAGCTAATTCTACTCTTAATATGTCTTCCCGCTTAAGAATAGTACGATCTAATATTTTAGCAGTATCATTTTCTGCTTTAGCTACTCTTGCTGCAGAAGCTCCTTGAGCTCCTGCTGCTGCTGTTTCTCTATCTATGGCAGCTCCTGCTCTTTTAGTTGCATCAAATTTAAATCCCTCTTGCATCAGCCCTGTTAGTCTACTTCTTGCTCGTGCTGAATTTGATGCTATAGAGTTTATTTGTTCATTCATAGCTTTAGTTATATCAATTGCATCAGTTCCCATTATGAATCTTTTCATCAGATCCTCTACTTCTACACCTGCGAGTTCTAGTTCCACGCCCATAGCACGGATGCCCATTGCAGTATTAGCAAAGTCACCACCTTGCGCAAGAGATTTCCCTCTCATCGCACGAGCGTCTCTTGGATTACTAGCACCTCTAAGTGTAGATATGTCTTGATCGCCAAATTTACTCGGTGACTTTGCCGGCGACTTGCGCGAATAGCCCCTATCAAACTCAAGTTGCACACCTCTACGTATATCTGTTTGTAGTTTTGCTTCTTTTTCTTGTATAGCAATATTTCTAGCTAACTCTCTACCTTTAGCTTGTTCTAGTGCAAGACGTGCTCTAGCAGCTCTTTCCATTTTTTCTAGGGTTTTTAGTTCTTTTTCTACTAAAGGAACACGCTTAACCTGATTTACAAAAGAGGCTTTTGCAGCTGCAGTCAAGGCTCTTTCTATTTCTCCTATAGTACCAGTCATATCTCTCTGACTTTTTAAAAGATTCATTTTTTGTTGTAAAAGCACTAAATTTTGTGCTTCATTACGTAATTGCTCTTCTTGATTTTTAGCTATGTCTCCTGTAAGCGCATTTACTGTACCACTGGTAAAAAGATCATCAAAAGCTGCTGCAGCTTTTTGAAACTTTTTAGCTAGCTTATCAGCTAAAGCATTCATATTATTAAATTCATTAACAACTACCTGTGCTCGTTCTTCTACTTTTGATAGAGCTAGAGCGAAGCCATCTGCTTCTTGGCCCGGATCTCCTTCAAAGAACCCTTTACCCGTGGTAGCTATTAAATTTTTGCGTATGCCCATTAATTTTTTAGTAGCTGTTTGATTGTTTATAGTACCTGCGGTTAGAGCCTCCATTAACTCAGTTAGCATTTTAATACCACCCGTCATATCTTGGACACCTTGTTTACTTCCATCAGGGACCATTCCAGTCTTTGCACTTAGTACTATATCTTTACTAAAGCCTTTATATTCAATTCTTAATGCTTTAATTTGATTATTTGCATCTCTTATAAGTTTGGGTTGAAAAAAGTCAACATCAGCCAAGGCAATATTATCCGTATCAAGAAATCTTGACATATCTCCTACTAATTGGTCAATTATTTTAGGATCTTCTACAGCATTTATAATGTCTGTTAGTGCCTTAAATTTTGTTCGTAGCGCAACCAACGAATTTGAAGCACCTGATATTTCAGTTTCAAACTCATCAGAACTCATACCAAATATTCTTGATGTCAAAGAGCCGGATCCAAATTCTGCATCTATATCTGCAGACATCCCTGTGATGGTGAGCTTCAACTGTGTTATTATATCACTACTTGCTTTTAGTTTATCGTCTGCCCGCTCAAATTCTTTTTTAAATTGCTCATACTTTACGCGTGCGTCTGTTGCAGCATTTCCTAGTTCTTCAAGTCGATTTTTTATATCAGTAGCGGGAGTGTCAAGACCTGCGGGTAATGCTTTTTCTAATTCTACTGTTTTATTAAATTTTTCCAAGCCTCCAAACTCTATTTGTTGTTTTACTCGTAAGCTAGTTCTTTCATTCGCTATCCTCCCTTCAGATGCTATTGCTGCTGCTTCTAATTGCAGTAATTTACTTTTAGTATATTCTGTACTTACGTCAGTACTACGTTTTTGTGCTTTTGCCATCTGAGCTTCTAAACTAAGTCTTATTTTTCTATGTTCTTCATTGATAGCTAATATATTTTCAATTTCTGCTTCTTTATCAAAAATTTGTGTTTGAAGAGAACGTCCCGCAACATCATCTATATCTGAAGCAAATGCTTTAAAATTTGCTCCTTGATACTCTCTCATCAACGCCTCAGGATCTTCAGTAACAGGTGACTCAATAAAACCTCCCTCTCTCGCAGCATCTACATATTTTTTTAAAGCTGCAGTAGAGCTGTCTACACTACGCTTAACTAATTCTTGTCCTTTTGCAAAGTCTTTACCTGCTTTAAAAAAGAAATCATAAGCTTGTTGTAATTTTTCAAATACATCAAAACCAATAATACTACCTAAACCTTGTAACACAACAAAAGCTATACCAAAAGCGTTAAGAAGTTTAAGACCAAAACTTAATGCTGCACCCAAGCCTCTAGCAGCTAAAGCTGCTACATTTAATGATTTAGCAAAACCTCTCGTTAACATATTTGATTTAGCAAGTTGTACATTTATCATTTTTTCCGTAGCCTCTATTGCTAGTCCACGGTTTAAAGATTGTTGTGTAAGTCTTGCCCCTGTTTCTTTAAAAGAATTGTCTTTTTGTATTCTTTTAGCAATACGCTCTCTGTAAGCTACTTCTTCTTCTAACAATTTTGGTATTCTACCCTGTAGTCTAACAGCTTCTCTAGTGCTCAAAGCACCTGATGCTAAACTCTTTTTTAAAGCTGCACCTTCACTAGCATTACCTCCTACAAAAGCTCCTTGACCTTTAAATTGCTCAGAAATATCTGATGCTTCATTTGCTAATTCACTGGCGCTTTTACGTGCACCACCAAACTGAACAGATAACCCTGCTAAACTAGTACTTAAACTAGCTATGCCTGCTGTAGCAAGACCTACTAGAGCAACACGCAAGCTATTAAATACTATTAAACCTATAGAGCCTAATAATAGTATACGATTACCTAAATTTTTATCTAAAAATTCTGCTAAAGGAACAAGCTGTTCTGCTACAACAGAGCCTACTATAATAGCTAAGTCTGAAAAATTAGCTACAAGTTTTTCAAATGTTTCTTGAGTTCCTATAACTGAAGTATCAATGTCTTTAAAAGCTTCTGTACCATCTTTAATAACCTGATTAGCAAAAGCTTGTCTTCTCTCAAATTGAGTTAGTTGTGCTGCGGACTTTCCTACACTTAGCGCATAAGCATTTACAGCAGGCTCAATACGTGTAAAAATACCAAGTTCGTCTAATAGTTCTGGTTCAAGTTTAATAGCACCTCTAGCTAGTCTTTGAAATGAATCTCCTAAATCTCTACCTAATGCACGAGAAGCTTTAATAGCAACAGCTCCAAGTTGTTCAATTTGATCAACATTAAAACCAGCGGATAGTGCTAAGTTAGCATTTCTAGAAGCTTCTACTATAGAAAGTTGTCCGGCAGTTATGTCTTTTAGAGAACTAATAACTTGGGTAGCACTAGTACCTACGGCTGCAGCTAGTGACTCAGTACCTCTAATAATTGTATCAAATTGTGCGGCAGCGTTTAGTGCTTCAAAAGCTGCACTAATAGCAAATACGTTAGCAGCGGCAGCGGCATATATACCAACTAATCCGCCCAATCCTTGAGATTGAGCGGAGAAAGAACGTCCAGCAGACGCAGAACCTTGAGCTAAACGAGTTTGGGCCTTACCAATCTGCTCAGTTTCTTTTACAGTTCTTTGTGCTCCTTTAGTAGTAAACTTAGTTTCTAAAGTATTTTTTATAGTTGCCAACGGCTATCCCCTTACTTACGTGACTTTGTCTGTTGTGCATAATATTTACCTAGAATAGACTCAGCCTCTTTTAGTAGTTCAAAAACCTCACGTCTACTCTCAACTTGATATATATCCATAACAGCACTAAGACCAGAGTAATCTTTTCCTAACCAGGTACCATTCATTCCCTCCCAATTATCGGGCAAAGCATTAAGAATAGTCAGTGCTTGTTGACACTCTAAAGATAAGTTAGTACCATCTTGAGGTAATTCTTCCTCTTTTGGTTCCCAACCCATCTGTTCACACATCAATATATATTGATCTGCTGTTAAACCACCACCTCCAAAAGAACTTTGAAGGTAGTCAGTTAGTTTTTTGTGTCAGTTTCTTTCTTTTTTACTGAAAACTGTTCAAAATCATTCATGGTATCTGTAACAAACTGATCAAAAATTGTTGAATTTTTCAAAAGTTCAATTGCATCTTCCATAGAATACTCTACTTCTTCTGTGGCGTCCATTGTTGAAATGTCAACAGGCAAAAGAACCGGTAAATGCTTTACCTTAAGACCTTTCCATCCCGCAATAGATTTTTCTGCATAGTTTTCAAGAAACTTTTCATTGTCAACTTCTTCTTCACGTTGACGAGTGCGCTTATTAAATTTATAAGTTAGACTCTTATTACGAATTTTCATTAGATCTTCGCGCGTTAAATAACGAAGGTGAATTTCAAAACCTTCAATATCAGGAAACTCAACCCAAGTTGCTGTTTCTTTGGCAATTAAGCCTTTAATTTTACTCATAGTTTTTCCCCTCTAGGATAATAAACGAACACCCACTACGTATCTGCTTGTCTTTGGTGAGGGGGAACCTAGACTTGCAAGTAGTGGGTGTTCTTCTGGTTAATAATGTGGTGTTCCCCCTCAGAAACACATTAATTTTTTAATTAAGCTTTGATAGCTACAATTTCAACTTCTCCACCATCACCTTTATTAGCATCAGTTTCCTGTGCCATAAAATCAACACTCATAGAGATAACATCTTCAGTTTGAATCGCAGGGAAACTAAACTGTGCTGCATTCATTTGGAAAGCAACATATGGAGCAGTAGTTCCTCCAATAATAACATTAGCATTAGATGTTTGGGCAGAGTTAGTGCGGCTATCTTCACTAATATTACGTAAGAAGCCTGCAGATTCTAAATCTCCTGCACGTAGATACATAGTAGTAGAACCACTTACAGCTCTAGTTCCTGAGAACTGACCAATCGGCTCATTAAGTGCAGAGATTTGCTCTGGAGTAAGATAGGTAATATTGTTATTATACTCGAAGTTCATAGAAGTTACTGGGAAAGTAAACTTTTCATCAGCAGCTGATGCAGATGCTTTATGGTGGAACTCAATAGCACTCAAACGATTCTTAATAAATGCGTTGGTGGTCACTGTGCCAGCAACATTCATAGTGTTAAATGGATGATAAGAAGATGCTGCGCTAAGTGCATGAGCATTAGAGTTACCCACAACAGCTGTACCACCAGCGTTTTTAATACCACCAAAGGTTGCAACAGCAATATCTCTAGGAGCACCTGTAATTTCTTTCATAACAGTACCGAATCCGCTCCAAGTAACAGTAGCAATATCTTCGATGCCTGCATCAACAGATGCTGAATTAACAGTAGCTTTATCTACCTGATAAATAACATTATCAAGTTTAAAGTACATAAAGTATTCTGGAGCAACAGCCCAATTAGATGTTGAAGCATGAATACGAGTTCCAGCTGCAATAGTATCAGTTTTCAGAGTACCACCAGTTTGCCAAACAGATTGCTCTGCTACACGAGTAGCAGCTACTTGCGATTTTGTAGCAGCAAGAGTACTTGAAACAAGAGCTTGCCACATATACCAATCTGCAAGAGGTTTTGTGTTACCTGATTCATTTGTTTTTGCAACAGTGCCGTTAGCAGCACCAGTAGTTTCTACACCTGTTGGGCGCATATACACCTGAATATTCCAATCAACAGGATTGATTGCGGTATTAAATCTTTGTTGTGAACGATCAGGGCTAAGACCCGATTCGAGAGAAGTGATGTCTTGAGTAGCTGATGTAGAAGTAACAGCAAAACCAGCCAATACCTCAAGTTTCCAGGTGTTAGCTGGAGTCATTGCTACAGCAACTGATGCAGAACCACTAACGGTACCAAGTATGTCAACTGTTGAAAAGAACACTTCAGAATTTCTCTGTAAATTGAGAGATGCCATGTTATTTCTCCTTAATTTTCTAGCCTATAGGCTGTGTTTAGATTAACCTCTGCT